TGGGTGAGGTCATAGTGACCGTGGACGTGGTCTACAGATATAAAAAAGGAGTGCTATAATGGCCATTCAAATGTATAAGGGAAAAGTTTCAGAGATCGTTGGCAACAGACAGGTTAGTCAACATCTGGAAGACGGTTGGACGTTTAACCCGTCACAACCAAAAGCGACCTTCAAACACAGCAAAAACAAGATAACTGCTGAGGGCGAAGTTATAACAACAACCGATCTTCCAAAGGAAGATCTAAACAACAAGGAGCAGTAAGATGGCTACAAACACAGCAACTTACACTGGTGAACTGGGCGTAGTAAAATACGGAGCATTAGGATCAGAAGCAGTGGTGGCAGAAATCAGATCTTGGACTATAGATCAGGAACAAGCGACCGTAGAAAATACAGTGATGGGGGACACTACTAGAGGATATCTTCCAAGTCTATCACAGTTCTCAGGATCTATGGACGTGTTCTTCAGAGACAACGACGCACCGGCCAACGCCCTATTTTCAGGGATTGGTTCAGGTGAGGCGGGAATCGAAGTATACCCATCAGGTGATACAACTGGTATCAAACTATCTGGAAACATTATCATAACAGGTCACTCAATCTCGTCAAATTTTGACGGCATGATCGAAGCCTCTATTAGTTTTCAGGGGACTAAAGACAGTTCAGGAAACGGCCTAACTAAAACGGATTTATAATATTTTAAAATCATGTTCAAGGTTAGTATGCCAAACAGCAAAAAGGTAATCACTGGGATTGAAAAAGATATTGCCCAGCAGGTTCGCCTCATAGCCAATGATCTTTTCAGGACACTGGAAAGATACACTCCAAAGAGATCTGGCCGTGCTAGATCAAACTGGAGACTCAAAGGCAAGGACACGTCGTATCGTGCTACAAACGCCACGCCGTATATCCAACGTCTCGAGAAGGGCTATTCAAAACAATCACCTAAGGGTATGGCGAGACCTGCCATTAGGGAAGTTGCCAACAAGCAAAGGAAATAACAAATGAGTAATGAAACAAAACAATCACCGATTGGTAAGATAGCTCAACACTATCAGAGTGCCATAGGTGGCGAGATGAGTAAATTATCAATCCCTGAATGGGATATGGACATCTATTGCAGGAAGACATATCCCTTCAGAGAAGAGGCCAAGATAATCGAACTACAATCAAAGGGCAAGACGGTTGACGCCTTGGTTGAGAGTCTGATAGTCAAGGCATTGGACAAGGATGGTAAGAAGATCTTCACTTCCTTCGACAGGATAAGCCTTATGAACGAGGCTGACCCATCGATAATCGTGAGGGTGGTAGGCGAGATCAACAGTGTTGAAGAGAGATCAAAGATTGAGGACCTCGTAAAGGAATAAAGGCCAGTGTTGACTTGGGTTTTATCTTATTGTTAGCAGACAGATTGAAGAAATCGGTCGCGGAGATAATGGAGCTCACAACATTGGAACTAGACCTTTGGGCCGGCTGGATAAGGATCGAGCAGGATGCCGCTAACAGGCAGGCGAGGCAAGCAAAGGCTAAAACGAATAGGAGATAGACGTTATGTCTAACAAGCTAGTCGTTGATGTATTAACAAAGAATACTCAACGTATCGACGAACTGGACAGGAAACTGGGCAAGGTCCATAAATCCACGATGAGTCTTGGAGGGGCGGCCAAACTTGCGGTCACTGCCTTCGCGGCATTGGGGGCGGGCAAGGCTCTTAAGAGTTTCGTTGACGTTGGACGTAGTGTGGAGAACCTACAATTAAGATTCAAATTCCTTTTCGGATCAGCACAAGAGGGTGCGTTAGCATTCCAGACACTCACGGAGTATGCTGGGACTGTGCCATTCTCGCTGGATCAGATAGCGGCGGCCTCGGGTAACCTTGCAGTCGTTTCAGAGGATGCCAGTGAACTGGGCAAGAACTTACAACTAGCGGGTAACTTGGCGGCGGTGTCAGGACTGGACTTCCAGACCGCTGGTGAACAATTACAGAGGGCATTATCAGGTGGTATAGGTGCGGCGGATCTCTTGAGGGAGAAAGGTGTCAACGCACTATTGGGATTCGAGGCGGGAGCCAAGGTCACCATAGAGCAGACGGCGGCGGCATTTGAAAGGGTGTTCGGACCAGGTGGGGAATTTGGTTCAGCGGCATCAAGCCTATCACAGACCTTTGATGGTGTTGTTTCAATGCTGGGTGACAAGGTGTTCACCTTCCAGAGGATAGTGGGCAAGGAATTCGTTGGGGCATTAACAAAATCATTTGGAGAGTTAGACAAGAGTTTAGCTGACAGCCAACAACAACTTGACGAGTATGCCGGGGCATTGGGTATCGGCCTAGCAGACGCCGTTGAAGCGGTTGGTGGTGGAATAAAATTCATGAGGGACAATTCAGCACTGTTGCTGGGTGCCTTACAGGCGATCATCGCTTTGAAAGTGGCCGCCATGTTCATAAGATGGGCGAGGGCTTTGGTTCTAGTCGTGGCATCTACGAGGGCCTTGGTGGCTCTGTCAGGTGTTGGCATACCTTTAGTGATAGCCTCGGTCGCGGCCGCGGGTGCGACATACCTGGCCATGGGTGCGGCCATAGATTCAGTGGTGGATAAAATGGATAACCTAAAAGAAACTGCCAAGGACAACAACCTGGCGGCGGCGATTGGGGCCATAGAGGACGCCATGATAGTCGAGGACCCTGCAATAAAAAACAAGAAAGAAGAATTAGCCAGAGAGGCAACGATCGCCAAATTGTTGGAGAAGGAGAAAGGATTCATAGAGGCGATGGGACTGTTGGGCGAGGACGCACTGGCCAAGAACCTGAGGATGGAGCAGGAGAACATCAAGAAACTAGAAAATTTAAGGAACGTTGACGTAGAAAACTACCAGACATACACCGACCTGATCAACAAGGTGGAGGAAGAGGCCACCAACGAGAGGATACAGATGTATGCGGACGAACAGCTCAAGAAAGATCAGCTGAGGAAGAAGAACATCGACCTGTTCAAACAGGGCAAATACAAAGAGGCGGACATCACCGGTGCGACCCAGGCGGAGATGAAAGACATCGCCATCAGCACTGGTCGGGAAACCTTGGACGTCTTGGCATCACAGAACAAGAAGTTCTTCCAACTACAGAAGGCGGTCAAGATAGCGGAAGCCATCCAGAACACCTACCTGGGTGCCAGTAAGGCATTCGCCCAGGGTGGTATATTTGGATTCGTCACAGGTGCACTTATCGTCGCGGCTGGTATGGCACAGGTCAACGCCATCAGATCACAGAACTATCCGGGCAGGGAGAAGGGTGGTGGAGTTATGTCAGGATCAAGTTACATGGTGGGGGAAGCCGGACCAGAGATTTTCACACCGGGTTCAAATGGCGGTATCACACCAAACAATGCGTTGGGTGGATCAGAAGAGATCACAGTCAATTTCAACATCAACACAGTGGATGCTTCCAGTTTCGACGATCTACTATCAGAGAGAAGGGACACCATAGTGGAAGTCATAAACCAAGCACTTAATGAAAGAGGGAAAAGGAGTCTAACAGCATAATGTCAGGAACACTATCAACGAACTATTTCGCTTCCGCGGAGATAGCCAACAACACGACCACGAGGATAACAACAACCATCGCCAACAGGATGCTACGTAGGGACATCGGTGGACAGTTCTGGACCATCAAGCTCAATTCAACCAGTCTATCACAGGCGGACATGAGTGAACTGTATGCGTTCTTGGTAGCACAAAATGGACAGTATGAGGCATTCGCGGTAGTTCCACCCATACACGGCAACGCCAGGGGCACGGCATCAGGCACGTCAACTGTGACACAGACCTACGCGGCGGGACTTAAGGCGGTCAGGGCCAACGGGGCCTCGGGCACACTGCTCAAGGGCGATTTCATAAGTTTCTCAAACCACGACAAGGTCTACATGATCACCGAGGACGTGAACATGGACGCCAGTTCAGAGGACACCATACACATATTCCCAAATTTGGTCACGGCGGTCACCAACGCGACCACAATCACGTATGACAACGTGGCATTCAAGGTAATGCTGACCGACGGTAACACCAACTTCAAGACACAGACGGACGGCACATACAAGATAAGTTTCCAATTAAGAGAGGACATCTAGATGCCAAGGAATCTGTCCAGCGGATTGGTAACATCACTTTCTGCACAGCAGATGGTGGTCAGTGACCTCATAGAGATACATTTAAGCACGGCGGTC